TTGAAGGTCAGAGTGTCTTCCGACGTCCGCGTGTGGCGGTGGCCGACCAGCCCCTTAAGAACCGGCGTCACCCGGATCATTGGAGCGATGCGCTCCTTTGAGAACGCCTCGGCGGCGTCATCCTTCGGCTGCACGAGCAGGATCGGACAGGGGTTCAGGTGCGCGTGATAACCGAAGATGTTCTCGAGCAGGGCCGTCTTCAGAAGCTGCGTCGACACCATCGCCGAGAGCACCTCGACGCCGGGCTCCGTGACGGCCAGCATCGGGCCGCGCCCGATTTCGACCGTGGATGTGCGCCAGCGGCCCGAGCTGCTCCCCGCCTCCGGGGCGAGGCGGCGATACTCGTCAGCCCACTCGGGGAGACTGAGCCGAGGGGGCGGATTGAACGCCTTCTTCGCCGTCAGCCGGAGCCGCTCCATCTTGTCGGAGCGGGTTAGATGGTTGGCCCAGATCGGAGAGCTGCTGGTGGACATGAACCGTCAGCGCCTCCAACACCTGATCAGCCTCGACGCCGAGCTCGGCCGCGATCAGGGGGGCCACGCGCGACGGAAAGTTCAGCCAGGCGTCGCGCTGGAGGCGGAACATTTCGAAGATGACGGCCTCGGCGTCAGCCATCTCGACAACTTCACCGGCGCGCTTGCGGGCGTCGATCAGGCGAAGCAGGGCGAGGCCGTTCTCCTTGAACGTCTCGGCCGTAATCTTGTCGACGTTGTGCCCCTCCGCGAGCCGATTAGCGAACGCGATCAGGGCGGGTTGCAGGTCTTCCGCCTCTTCGGCGGCGCCCGTCAGCTCCTCGGCCAGCCCAGCGAGTTCGCGGACAGCTGGTTTACTCGGTTGACGGTTGACCGTTGACGCCTCAGTTGACCGATCCGCGAACCGCCCGAGGCCCGCATGAGCCATGATGCGATCCGACGCCGCAACGTCGACCTTGCCGTCGATGATTTTCAGGCAGCCCCTGGCTTTCCACTTGCTGGCCGCCTGCTTCGAGGCGCCGTGCTGCTTGGCGTATTCAGCCATGCTGACGAAGGCCATCGTCAACCTCCGTCAACCGTCAACCGGGTTTGGCGCCCATAGCTGAAAAACGTACATGCCTCAGCCGCCCGTATACGGAGCCGCCCGCCTCAGAAAGAACCTATACCCCCAGGGGGGGGGCAGACGTCGGTCTGACGGCGCTGTGCCGTCATGCCTCCTCCCTAGCGATCAGGACTGACGAGTGGTCAGACCGACGTTGGAGCGGCGGATGTCCGCGCGCTCATCGGTGACGCCGGGCGGAGGGGATTGGCGCGACATCGGCACCGGGCGCGAGACCTGATGATCGCCGTGAACTCGTGGCGCTTTGGGCATCTGTCCCCCTCGGTGATGGTGCCGGGCGGCTGCGCCGCAAGGGCAGACGGCAGGCCCGGCCGGGAACTCCCAACCCTAAGCCTGCCGTCCTCTCGCCCTTAAGGGAGGCCGGATACGAAGAAGGCCCGCCCGGTTTCCCGAGGGGCCTATCTTGTGGACGCGCGAAGCGACCTTGATGTTTTCTACCACATTTGGTGGCGTTGAAAAGGCCTAAGCCGCTTCGGCTTTGCGTTCGTGATATTGGCGCCGAAGCATCGGCATCCGGTCCTTGACCCAGACCAGATGAGCGCAGGCCGCCCTCACCCGTGCGGCCTGGGCTCGGGGATCAGTCTCGAGGGTGTACTTCTCCACGACTGCCCGCCAGCGCGTCATCAGGTCAGCGTCGGGCTGCATGAGGGCCATGAGCATCTTAATATCATCCGGGCGAAACTGTTGTTCGATGATGTGAAGATCAAGGCCCGCGGCGATCATCCAGTTCGTGACATTCTGACCCGGCGCTCCCGATGCCGTGCCCCGAATGTAGTCCGGCCGACGCTCGGCGCCGTTCTCTCCAGCAGCCGTCCTGATCGTCTCCTCCAACCAGTCGATGGCCATGCGTTCATGACCACCGGCAGGCAGCAGCGTGTTGAAGCAGTTCAGGCGCCAGGCTCCGGTCAGGCGGCCCGTGCGCTTGTCGACATTGACGGCCGTGCTGGGCTGGGCGCGCAGACGAGCGATCTCGGCCGCGCTCTCTGCCCGTTCCTGACGATGGCGAGCGGCGGCCGCCGGATCATACGGCTTCTTCTTCCCCTTCTTGCTCATGCGGGCACCCGGTATCCGGCGCGCTCGACCTGCGCGATGCGTTTGTCGAGTTCTTCGCAGCGCGACACGAACGCCTGTAGCGCCTCGTCCTGAAGCGCCTTCAGTTCAGCCTTCAGCGCACCGATCTCGGCGCTGAAAGCCGAAGCGGCTTCGTTGACGTCAGGCCCGAAGCCCAGTGTCTCGCGGGCGGCGGCCACCCATGCGAAAGGGACGTTCAGGCCCTTGGCGACGGATCGATCGCTATGGGCCTTCGCATAGCAGCCGCGATCCTCGAGATAGGTCTCGAAGAGGGCTTCACGGATTCGGCGACGGTCTTCGGTGCTGGGCTGACGGGGCGGCTCTACGGCCATGATGCTCTCCTGGGCGATGGGGGCGGGTTTGGGTTTCGGGGCGGAACAGGCTGGGCAGACGCCGCGATCTGGCCTGACGCTCGTCCATCCCGCGCGGCGGAAGGCTTGAGCGCAGGGTGACGACGCCAGCGGCCGCTTGGCCGTGTCCTTGATCCGGCCTTCGGCGCCGCACCGACATTCGAGGAC